GTCCAAGCCATGCGGCGTTGAGAATCAGCCTTTTCTTCAGCGACCTCCATCTCAAGTATGCGATCAGCTTTCTCAATTTCGTCATCACTGACAACTCCATCGTTATCTAGGTCTAATGAATCGTATCGGCTTTTTGGCTGTAACTTTTTAGGACTCATTATCCTTCCCCGCTATGTAGCCGCTTATGACACCAATAAACCCTACGATAGCGTGTTGAAGCAAAGAGATCACGCTTTCATCAGGTGACTTGTTTTCTTTGATTGCGATGTAAAAGTCACCAATAACAATCACAGCAAGCAGGGTTATAAGCCCAACTACCATGACTAAAACCATTTTTGCTTTCATTCGGACGTTGCCTTCTTTGGATCACGGAACAATATCTTATTACCTGCATCTGCTGTTGGGATTTCTCTCACTGCACAATAGGTTGAAAAGTATCGGTTGTTGCTTAAAAGCTGATTAATACTACCGACAGACTGAGCGTTGAGCGCGTTGCTGTACTCTAAACATGATGTAAGTTCTTGAAAGTAAAATTCTTCGCCGGTGGGCTGGCCCCGCTCAAGAATAATCAAAACGAAGATCATCATGCTCATGCTTCAAGATCCAGATAATCTTGTCGCGTAACTTTGAGTGTGGAGGTATGTATTTCGCCGCTACGGTACTCGTATACGAGTTCGCTGTATCTGGTGGTTGCAGCTATTTCTTTGGTTGTGTTGCGAGATATTTGGTCAATGCGATAGCTGTCACGCAACTGGTCGATACCGTGGTATGGTACGTTGACGCTATTAGGAAACGGCGCTATCTCCATCACAGCCTCCGCTTTTTCTTAACTGCTTGTGTTCTTACGGCTGCAGGTTTAACAAGATCCCAAGACAGTAGTTCTACATCAATTTGGTGAGCCGTACCCAGCACGCGAGACATGGTGTTTTGCACATAAATCTGAGCGCCATATTCGCACTGGCGGTGGTTATAGCGCATCCACTCCATAGCGATACAGTGACGATACTGTGGCGGGTTGACTAGCTCTAACATGCGCCATTCCCTTAAATCACAAAATAGATTCGGATTGGCAGGATCATATTCTAGTTCTGCTTCAGCATTATCTCGATCAGTTGCTGTAGCTTCGCGTCCGACGCCTTCGCTGTCT